GTCTTTAACTAAGTAAATATCGTTTGAACCATCATTGATATATACAGATGCTACAACAGCTGATGTTGTTACATTTGAAACTGATATACCAACTACTGTATCATAACTGTCAGCAGTAAATAATGTTGCAGCTCCTGTTCCTACATCATTGCTTGTGTATCGTCTAAAGTTTTGTGCCATATATCTCCTTTATTATAATGCAATCGCCATGGCTATAGCGAATCCATTTGTTGCTAAACTAGAAGTATCAGTAGATTCAATATTTGTCCACGCACTTCCATTATAGTATTTTAATACATTACTTGTAGAATTATAGAATAAATCACCTTCATCTAATGATGAACTTGGATCACTAGATCCTATTCTATATCGTTCTGCAAAACTATTAACTCCAGAAATATTATTTGCAACAGTTGTTACATTAGTTTTAATACCTTCAATAGCATTTAAATCAGATACAAAATCTGAAGTTGCTAATTGATTAAGATCTGAAACTATGTCAGATGTTGCTAAAGTATTTAAATCTGAAACTATATCTGATGTTGCAAGTGTGTTCATATCTGCAATTACATCTGAAGTAGCAAGTAAAGCCATGTCAGCTATTACATCAGAATTTGCAAGTAAAGCCATATCTGCAACAACATCTGTAGTTCCTAATAATCCCATATCTGTTATTACACTAGAAGTACCAAGTAATCCCATTGCTGTAACATTTGCTGAAGTACCAAGATTTCCCATTGCAGTTATATTTGCAGAAGTTGCTAATAAATCCATATCAGTAACTACTGCCGAAGTACCAAGTAAAGCTAAATCTGCTACTGCATCTACTGTACCTAATCTACCTATTTCAGTTGCTTTAGCTGCAACAGTTCCAATATCAGTAGCATCATTTGCAACTGAAGTTATATCAGCTTTAATATTTTCTACTGCTGCAATATCACTAGCTATAGCACTTAAAGCAGTAATATCGCTAGTAATTGCTGCAAGAGCAGTTATGTCGGTTAAATCTTGTGCAAATTCTAATCCATTACCAGAACTATTTACTGATAAAACTTTATTAGCAACAAGGTTTGGAAATGTTATATTAAATGTATTTGCTGTAGTAGCAGCAGCTTTAGGAGAAAATTTTAAATCTCTTTCTAATTGCTGACACATAGCAATAATTTTATCTAATTCTGTATTAAGTGATCCTATTTGAAAAGCACCAGATGTTGGAAAATCTGTAGATCTTGCAATTGCTAAATCTCTAGATATTGTAATTACATCATTTACTGTAGCACCAGGCGAACCTAATGTAATAGATCCACCACCAGTTTGTCCTGCACCAGATACAGAATATTCTGTTGCATCTGATGGTGATGCAGAAAAAGTTAATAATGTTGTACCATTAAATACTTTTAAATCTGCATTATCAAAAAACTCGAATCCTACAGTAAAGCTAGTTTGTCCAGCTGTTGCTGTATATTGAACTCGTGGTTCTACATCTGAAATTGTTATACTCATTATCGAAGTCCTTTTTCTATATCGTCAAATAACCAATCTAAGTACCATACGTTCTGAAATGGAATTAATCTACGCACATTACGTGCTGTATAGTGATTATATGATTTGCCACCAACATCATACATAATATCAAACACATTATAAATTTGTGATGCACTTGGGCCAAGTAATCCTACTTTAGATTTCATAGAAGAACCATAAGGTTTACCTTCACCCATTAATGGAGCTATACCAATTCTATTATCTGTAAGAGCTTCTATAGATCTATTAACATCTACAAATATTCCACCTAATCCAGATCTGTCAAACGCTGCTAATAGTTTTGCAGTTAAAGATTTTTTAGAATAATCTTTGTTAAATCTAAACTCACTGTAAACTGCATCTACTAACATACCAGATCCCATTAACAACATAGAACCAAATAAAAAATCCATATCTTTTTCTTGCATACCTCTCATTAACATTCTTTGTGTAGAAGCCATTGCAAATTTTTTAAACTGTACAATAGTACTAGCAAGTTCATAGTTCATAAACAAAGGTGTATCTCCTTTGCCTGGCGTTACAATTGTAATATTAATATCTTTATTTAATGCTGCACCAAATCTTTGTTTAGCTAAATCATCAGTCCATTCTGCTGAATTAGCCATTCTGTTATGTACTGTTTTAGTTCCATGTTCTTCATACATTTTAGCAATTCTTTTTGCTACTTCTTCATCAATACCAGAAGCTGCTAACTTAGTTTTAAATTTATCTGACAAAGTACCTTTACTCCATTTAACAGAGTCTTCTAAGATTCTAGAACCAATAGTAACAGATGCTGCACTTTTCATAAATTCTGTCCATCTAGACATCATGTTAATATACATAAAATTAAAGTTTGCTGCTTTACCCATCATACCTTCTACTTTAGAAGACATACCAAACATATCTCCAATATCAGAAAATAACATAGCTCTTTGTCCTGTAACCATATCTACTGCTTCTGCAAAAGACTGAGCTTCTTTTTTACCTGCTTTGAAGATACCGAATTTTTTATTAGACAGCATATCTGCCCACATTTCAAATTGAGTTTTAAAACCTCTTTGAATACCAGATGTCATAATAGTTCTTGGTACATCAGCTACTGCTGCAAAAAAACCAGTAAGCATTGTTAAAGCATTATAATGTTTCATTGTTCTCATAGCTCTAGATGTCCAAGCATGAGGATCAGCAGGTAATCCATATGTACCTCTAACCAGCTCAATACCAGCTTCTAGATCTTCTAGAACTTTGTTTCTCTCTGCCATAATTTTAGCTTTTTGTGCCTTAGTTTTTGCCTTAAATGCCTTAATGTTATATTCTTCAGCTACTTGATATAATCCAGGAAACGTCATTGATTGAGCTTCATCTATATATTTATATCCTAGACCATTTGGATCTCCGTATTTTTTAGTAAATAAAATGTCTGGAGTTACTTGTCTGTAATATGTTTTCATTAGTGAAAAAATATCACTAACCATAAAATCATTTTCTAATAATTTAACTTGTGTTTCTGGTAGAAGGTTTAACTCTCTAGCTCTTGTAGCTCTAGCATATCTAGGTCTATTAAAAGCATATCTTTCAAATATAAGATCTTTAATATCATCAGTATATTTTGTTTTTTCAAATCTTTGAAATGGAAAATGTCCTGCTAGATCATCTACTAAAGTATTTAATTTTTTTTCATTAATATACTTTCCTCTTTTAATTAGATCTTCTCTAATTATATTTTTAAACAATTCTTTGTTTTTATCTATATTGGTTTTATTATAAATTATATTAACATAATCTTTTATTAAACCATCTGACGCTTTTAAGCGTTCTTCTAACTTAGCAATTTTATTTCTGATTTCTGTTGCAGAATATTGTGATGTAGTACCATCTACTTTAGACTTAAATGATTTAGAAGTTTCACCCTTCTTTTTCATTGTGTCCATTGTACCTTTCCAGAAATTTAATTCTCTCTCAATAGGTAATTTACGAATGCCTAGTTCTTGCATTTCTTTACCTATTGGTCCATACACTTTGTCTTGTGTAACTCTTGCAGCTTGTGCTATTTCTGGAATGTCATTCTGCATACCTTTTAATCTTGTTAATGTAACTTCTCTACTAAACTCAGCTAAAGACATTTGACTATTCATAATATTGTGCATATTCAAACCTAATTCTGTTTTAGGATGTGCACCTTGTACTCTAGCAATATACTTCATGTATTGCTCTTTAATATCTTTCATAGCTTCTATAGATCCTACTTCTCTCATTCTTAATTGTAGCTCAATAGATGGATCTGTTGCTTTAAAACCATAATCTTTAGTATTTTTTAATTTAAGTAATGGTGTATCTAATATATCTGCAATCATATTTCTGGCATTTTTAGAAACAGATTTAGTAACTCTAAATACATTAGTCCAAGGACCATCTTCTCCAAAGACACCTAAATTACTTTTAACAAATCTTTCACCTTGAAATTCTTCAGAAGGAGTAGGTTTAATTTTAGTTTCATTAGCTGCTGCACCTACACTTCCAGTTGTAGGTCTTTCATTAGGATTAATAAATTTACCATCTTCATATATTTGTTGTGTAATTTGTTTTGGTGGTGCGTGAAAAGCTTCATCTGATTTAATAATTTTTTGATGTGTTGCTGCACTTACATTACCTTTAGCCATTTTATTAATTACATATGGTAATCCATAACCACCAGCTACAGTCCAAGGAATATAACTATCATCTCTAACAGGATCTATATTTTGTTTTGCTATTTCTTCAGCAGCAAATGCTGTACCAAATAACTTTGCACTTTGTCCTACTTTAGTAAATAATAATAAAGATGATGGATCTAAAAAAGCTCCTGTAACTCTACCAAGATGATACCAAGGACTAGCATAATTTGTTTCAGCTTGTTGATCTAACTTACTTATAATAGATGTAGTTTCAGCTGCACTTTTACTAAACATAAAATGATCATAGAAATCATTATAAGGTTGTATTTGTGGATCTTGTTTTGGATTATAATTTTCATCAGCAGGAAAATCTTGATTATTTGTTAAATATTCAATTGCCATATAAGGCAAGTTTTCATCTTTAAAACCTGTACCAAAATCAGATATATTATATTCTACTGGTTTAGTTTCTTTTTCAAATGTTTTTTGAGCATCTTCTGGAGTAAACGGATAAGAAATCATTATCTTACTTTACCTAATTTGCCACCATAACTATTAATACCTAAATCATATCCTTCTAATATCATAGCATCTAAGTACAATTGATTTTCTGGTGGATAGTAATTATTAAATGCTTCTGATCCCATTTCATGTTCAATCATAAATTTAATTAATTTACTTACTTGTGTAGAATCAAAAAAATTAATAGTTGTATCTCTAGAAAACTCAGTTTTTTCTTCTAAAGCTTGTAAATATATATTTGTATCTTCTGCATATGTAGAAAGTATTTCTCCAATTGTAGGTTCATCACCATATCTTTTAGTAGTATTATTATTAATTAATGTAGAATTGTTAATCATTACTCTCATACCAGCTCTTATAGAATCTATAGGACTTGCAAATACTGCTGCTTGATTACCTGTATCTACATCAGTCATTTCACCAACCCAAGCTGAATCAGTTTTCATAACTGCCATATAATTATTAGTTCTAAATGTTAATGGTAAAGATTTATCTTGATAGTTATCATAAACATGTTGTCTAAATTTAAGACTCATATTTTGTTCTGTATAATTCATTTTATGTGGAGGCATAACAGATTCTATTAATTTATCTTTTGGAATGATTTTACTATTAGCATCTATTCTAGCATCATAAGATAGTGTGTCATTAATAGTATTATTAATTTTAGCACCTTCTGCATAATATGGTTTTAAATCTACATCTATACCTAATGTTTTAAATATAAATGCAAATGGTTTTACTTCAGCAGGTACATCATTTAATAATGGTACATCTGGATAAAACTTATAATCACTTGCCTCAATACCCATTTTAATAGTTTTATAAATTACATTTTTAGAAAAACCTTGCCAACCATCATTGCCATCTAGTAAATGACCAAATGTTTTTTCAAACTCATTATATTTTTCTTCTGTTAAAGTATTAATTAAATCTTTTCTTGATGCAGACTTACCAGTTAATTCTTGCATTCCACCAAATCCTGTAGGATCAAAAAATTTATTTCCTTCTGTTAAATTAATTGTGTAACCATTATGATTAATTTTTAAATGATAATTAGGTTTACCAAACTTATTCATTGTACCTGTAGGTTCAATCATAGTATTTTCAAAACCATTATCTATTTCTGTTTTAATAATATCACTAATACTATTAGGAACACTTTTTCTACCAATAACCATATCTGTTAATGGTATTCCAAATCCTTCATCTTTAACTCCAAATCTTTCTCTTTTTTCTATTTCACTTAATGAACTTTCTAATTCATTACCAATAGCTATAATGCTATTTTCAAATCCTTGTCCCATAAATCCTATTTCTTTTTCATAAGGATGTTTTTTTATTTCTATTTGATTATTACCTGTAAAATTAGTTGCACCATAACCTTCTTTATTCATTGCATCTAATGCAGACATTGCTGCATTTCTAAACATTTGTTTTCCAGAACTAGAAGTAATATCAAATTCTTTACTACCATTCATGTGGTTTAAATTAGTAATAGTATGCTCTAACCATTTAGCTTTAACTGGTTCTGTTAATAATGTACCAGCAGTAGTAATTCCAAATGTTGTTGACTTAGCATTAAATATATCTGCATATGGATTTTTTCCATCACTAAAAAATTTAACTAACCAATTTGTATCTGTATTTACATCTAATTCTTTTATTAAATCTTTATAAATATTTACTGTATCTTTTGCATTAACACCTAAATGTTCTGCAAGTTTAATTTTATTAGCTTTAGCTTTTGGTATGTCTGCACCAATACTATTTAATTTAGAAGCTAATGTAGCATCATCTTGCATAGATAAAGCTCCTATTAAATTACCTTCTTCATATATAAATTCATTATCAATAACTAATCCAGGATATTTTGCTTTTGTAAAATTATATAAAGATAAGTTATTTTTATATTCTTCAATCATACCAGCATTATTATAATCTACATTTATTTTAGTATTTAACTTTTTAATAACAGCAGTTGGAGTAATATTATATTTAGACAACACTTCCATAGCTACTGCTAAATTACGATTTGATACATCAGTAATATTTTCGTTATTAATACCATATCTAGATAATAAAGCTGATGTAACTAATTCTTTTTGTGTTTCATCTATAAAACCTTTTTGTGTTCCACCAATCATATCACTAGCTATTTTTTGAGCTTTAATATTATCTTGTGTAATTTTTACAACTTTATTAAATTGTGTTTTACTTACTCCATCTAATGTGTTTATTACATATTCAGTTGAATTTGAGTTTGCTCCATCTTGAAAATTACTAATGTGTAAAGGTTGTCCAGGTTCTTGTAATCCTTCTAAATCATATGTTTGTTTAGAAGCCATCATAGATTTAATTTTATCACCATTATAGTTTTCGTATAAATCCATAGCACTCTTAACTATAGCTTTTCTATTAAACTCATTACCTATATAATTTTCATATTTTTGAAATATAGGATTTTTAACATCTTGTATGTTTTCTAAATCATCTGTAGTAAGTTTTAATTGATCATTACCTTGTGCATAACTAGTAATATATTTTAAAGCATTTGCTTTACCTAATTTTTTCATACTACTAACAATTCTTAATACTTCTGTATTTTTAAGATCAGTTTCTAAATCTTTTCTTAAATTATTACCAGAGTATCTCATAGTAGATACTAATGATGTTTCTGCACTACCATATATTTCATTAAGATTTTTAAATGTAGTATTAGCAGTATAGCTATTAATATTAGTTATTGGTGCATTTGTATCAACTATGTTTGATAATTGCATAGACATAATATCTTCATTATCTGTTCTACTAGATTGAAAACCATCAAGAGCTTTTTCATCATTCATAGCTTGATAATTTTTAGTAGCAAAACCTAAATTAGCTAAATTTTTTTGTGCTAATATATTAGATACATAATTTTTATATACAGTAGGTGTAGATTCTATTAAATTTTTAGAATAACTATCTACTGCATTTTTCATTCCATCTGGATCAAATTTAAATTTTTCTTGTAATTGTATATAATGATCTCTACTTTTTTCATTAAAACTAACTTTAAAATCTGTTGCTGCATCTGCTTCTGCAATTTTTCTAAATGAATCTATAGCTTCTGATATAGGTTTAGATATTTGTGCTGCTATAGTTGTTGTAGGAAATTTTGGAATACCAATATTATCAGCTACACTTGATTTTAAACCAACTTGTTTTTTTGCTTGTTTTAATGCCATAATTACTCCGTTTGTCCTGGATCAAGAGGATCATAATAATTATCATATTGTCCTCTTGCTTTGTATGATTTTGCATAAGATCCTGTTTTAAATGCTGATGCAGCTATATTTGCATAAGCTCCAAACTCTTGAGCTTTACCCATAACTTTAGTTGTATAAATTTGTGTTTCTATTTTAGACTCACCACGCAATGTATTAATTTTAATATTGCTTACATCTTTTGCTGCAATTCTATCTATCTCAGTTTGAGTAGATAAAAAATGTCTACTTGTATCACTGTAACCAGAACCTGCTACAATAGCTAAGTTTTGTTTTCTTTTTCTTCTAGCTTCTTCTAATACATCATTAGAATCTTGTAATCCTTTTAACTGATTGTATTTTTTTTCAGTTTCATATTCTCTTATAATAGCTTTGTTAGTTGCTTTTTGAGCTTGTATTTGTGAATAACTTCCGACTGCTTGTACAACAGTACTAGCAATAGCTAATGTTACAGGATCAGCACTCATGCAAAAACTACCTCCACACTCATTCCTAATATTTTAATTGGTAACGGATCATCTTGAGATAATGTTACTGTTGGACTTTTGCTATAACCTAAAAAGAAAAATTCTTTTTTTTCAGTTACAGGTGTTAAGTCAGAACCACCAGTGAAGTTAACTTGTTGGACTACTAAAGATTTAGAGGTTGTGTCTGCAGCTTTTACAGTCAAATCTAAAGCAGAATTAATATCAATGATGGCTCTTGAGATTCTTCTTGGTAAACCAGTTAATGGTCCTTCTGGTAATTCTTTGTCTATTGGCATAGTTTCAATAATAGGTGTATAGTTAAATCCAATTTTTACTCCAGTTGCTCTTGGCGAATTTAATGTAATAGTATCTCCAGCAGTAACAGTAAACGCACCTAATGAGCTATTACCTTCTACTGCATTAACAGATTCATTTGTATAAATACCATTTACAGAATGAAAATATCCTTTAACAATTGTAACAACAGCATTATCTCCTGGACTTGCTGCTAAGTTTTGATCTAAGTTAAGATCATAAGATCCACCACCATTATTAGTAACAGCTTGAATAGTATATTCAGTAGCATTACCTGCAATAGTAAATGTTTCGTTAATTTGTGGATCAGAAGAAAATCCATCTATTTTAACAACAGCTCCAGATTGACTAGCACCTTGTACTAATGGTGTTCCTCTTTGACTAACTGTTGATGTTGTTTGCATATCTAATGTAATACTATCATCATCTCCAAATTTTTCTAGTGTATATACTGTAGATCCATTTAATTGTCTTTTAACAATACATACTAAATATTCATTTAATGTAACTACTGATTGATACAAATCATTTTCTTTTGTTGTCCATAGACTCCAACCTGCTATTTTTTCATCTCTTACAGAATGAAAGATAGCCATTGTTCCTGGTAATGTAGTTCCATTATTAAGAAAGAAAGCATATTGTTCTGGTCTAGTAAAGTTACCTTTTATAATAGCTACTTGTTTAGGGTTATCAATTAAATGTTGTGCAAGTATTGATACCGAAGTTGATTTATAACCATCTTCAATATCTGAATAAACAAATTCTCTTACAGCTTTACCATTTTTTTGAATAAATCCTGCTGCTTGATCAAACATAACTGGAGCTGTTCTACTAATACCATAAGGTGTTTGTCTTAATACTGACACATTACCAGGAGTAATAGTATTGTCATTTGCTCTTGGAATATAATATTCACCACCGTCTGTAAATACTTGTAAGTCTTTACCAGATAATAAGTGTCTTACTTCATTAACTTCTGAACCTGCAATATCTAAATCAATAGCTTCATCAGCTTCTCCAGATCCAGGACTAAAATTAAAATACTCAGATATTCTAGAAGCAAGAATACCAGCAGGTCTAGACTTTAAACCACCTAACCAAAGTCTATTACTATGAAAAGTAACAGCTTGTGGAAATCCTCTTTTAGTAGATATAGATTGTTCTGCCCAATCAAAGTGTGGGCCAGTATTAACCATGTCTTCAATAATAGTTATAGTAACTTCTGTAGCAGAAGTAAAACCAGTTATCTTACCTTGCTTTTTATTAATCTCTATATAATCTCCAACTTGATTACTTGTAAAAGCATCAGCACTTGCAGTTACAGTTCTACCTGTTCCTGTTGCATGAGAAGATAAACTAACACTAATTGAACTAGCTGCGTATTTATAAAATGGTCTTGTTGTTTTATTAACGCCACTTACAGTTACTGAATCGTCATCATCAAATGCAAATATTGAAACTGTAAATGAAGTTGCCGAATCTCTAAATATTTTTCTAGTTTCATTATCTCTATGAGTAATAAAAACAGTATCACCAAATTGAGCAAAATTTAATTCAAACAATTGAGCTGTAGTCCAATTACAATTAGTTGTATAATTAGAAACTATTGCACTACCATTTATATTATAAACATCCATTCTTTGATTAGATAAAACTATAATAGCTATTTCATCATCAGAAAATACAAATGGAATTAATCTAGATTCAGCAGGTAATGTTGCTAAGTAAGAAGTACCTGGTCTTCTCATTAAACCACCTTCTGCTAATAATGCAAAATTTCTACATTGCTTAGCACCATTAGTATAAGCAGGTGTATCTATTCTAGTAGCTAGTAGTGGGTTAAGCTCTCCAGAAGAAAAATTGGTTAATACAGTTTTTAATGTTCTTGCCATTATACATCAGTTCTCGTAGAGTTTCTTAGATTAATAAATCTAGAAGTATCTAATTTTCTTGTAGTTACTTCTGCTGTATCTATATTTTTAGATATTAAAAATTGTCTATCAGACATTTGTTTAAATTGATTTATCATACCAGCATCTCTAGCAACTGAACCTGCAAATAAAGAAGCAAGTTCATATTCTAAAGCTAATCTAAAATGAGCTGGAAAATAATCTTCTTCTACTCTGTAAATATAATCTAATACTAAATTATGATTTGCACCATAAGTATTAACATAAATCATATTCTTATATCTTGTATAAGGAATAATATAATCGTTAACTGTTAATGTATTAATTTGTAAGACTCCAGGATCAGCAGGTAGCTGATAAGCATATTCATATCTTCCTACTGGAGCTGTTGATAATAATGATAATTGTTTTTGATTGGTAGCAAACTTCCATCTATGTCTTGTTAAAGAAGCTTGTAAAATATCTTCATAAACATTTGAAGCAACTAAAGCTTCTGTAGATCCATCTGTAAAAGAAGATATAGGTTGTGCTCCTATCATTACTAATGCTCTTGCACATATATCTACTTTTGATGTTGCCATAAATTCCTTAATTAAGAGTGAGGGCGAGTTTCCTCGCCCACACAAATTTTAGCGTTATGCTAATATTACAGTTGTAACTGTACTAGAAGATGATGCTGAAACTATTAAAATGTCGACTACGCCATTTGAACCACCACTGTTAACAAAAATTATGTCACCAGCAGTTAGGTTTTCGTAATCAGCAAGAAAATAATCTGCGTCATCTATTGTTCCAATTGCATCTCCATCAGTGTAATACCAAAGAGAATTGCTTGGACCCATCTGTGAAATTTTTTTCACAGGATTGTCTGTTGAGTAAGCCATATTATCCTCCTATTACTCTGCACATTTTTGAACTCTAATACCATTATCATCAATCAATGTACCACCTATGCTTAACATAGAAGTAATTAAGTGAGAAACTTTTTCTGGTATGTAGTTCACTTCAGTTTTAACATCAGAACCTATTCCTAAGCCCAGTGATGATTTGTGGAAAGCTACAGTATGTCTATCAGTAGAACCAGAAGTTTCTAGTCCACTGTGTACAAACCATAAGAATCCTAACCATCTTTTTGCAGTCATTCCTCCAGCATATGGAAGCTCACCTTCGCCTACATATTCTACTCTAGAGAATTGATCTAATGCCAGTAGATCAGACCATTGTTTTGGTCCTACTACCCAGTATCTTTGGTTATCATCTGGAAGATCATTAGTATTGAAAAGTTCCATCATAGCTGTTGCTTTGCCAAGATTCATTCCAGTACCTGTTCCTGATGAGTTGTTCGCAAGAGTCGTAGCTCCATTCATAATCCCAGTTAATACACTGTCGGTTTTTCTACCTAAAGCGTATGCTGCAGATTGTGAAACTATTTGTCTTTCGTCAATGTTTACCTTTAACTCGTCTAGCTTGTCAACGTAATCAGCTGCATAGTAATCAGTTAAAGTGGCACTCACGTTAGAGTGAGATAGATCCATTGCTACTACTTCAGCATGTCTTGCTTTAGTATTAGCAGATCCTTTTGCTACTTTCTGAAACTTAACAGTGTTACCGTTAACGCCATTCACAGTTCTTACAAGATTCTTTAACTTAGAACCCATTCTTTGGTAAGCCATGTGAACTTCTGCTTCAAACTGAGTAATAAAGGCATTCGTTATTGATGTTGCCATTTTATTGTCCTTTGTTTGTTGTTAAGTTACGTTTATTATCCGATTATCTTACAAATGCAGGTTTGTTATCTAATTAAAGGCAAACATTAAACATTTTTAAGGTCTTGATATAGAAATAGATTTGTTTAAATATTTAAACAACGCACAATTACATCCATACTTTAGGAATAGTAATTACTTCTCCAAATTCTAAATTACCTTTTTTATCGTAAGAATATGTACCAAACAATGTGATATATGTTTTGGTTTCTTTGTATATCCACATTTGACTAGATACAGCTTTAGCAGGTTCATGATCATCCATATCAGATTTATTAACCCAACCTGTATCACTAATTGCATCTAGCCAATGCAAATCTTTTTTAAGTTTTTTATACTTAAATTTACTTTTTTGTTTCGTATGCTTTTTCATACAGCTCTGTTACACGTTTAATATAACTATCATCTCTTTTGCTAGAGTCATAATATCTAGGATCATTCATCATAGATTTAAGATCTCCTAAGTCTGGAGTTACAGATACTTGTGTTGGTGTTGTAGGCATAGGACTATCTTTAGTCATCTTCATGATTTCTTCTATTGCTTTTACACCATCAGCTGTTGATGCTATACTTGAAAAAGTATTATAAGCTTCTGGTGATAAATTCTTCTTCGACCACAGCTCAGCAGCTTCAACTCTTTCTTTAGATGAATCTCCTAACTTTTCCATTTCAGCATTTACATCTGGTAAAGTTGCCATTGCATTTGTTACAAAAGCATTAACACCTTCATCAAATTGTTCTTGAGATAAGCCATTCTTCTTAGCTGTATCTTTCCACCATTGTACTATTTCCATATCATCTGATACAGATACATCTACATTTTCTGGAAGTTCTGGAATATTAACTTTATATTCTTCTGGTGTTTTACCTAGTCTTTCTTGTTCCAAATCTTGTCTAACTTGTTTAGACAGATCTTCTGTTCTTGAGCCTAATTTTTTCTCAAGAGCATTATAACTTGAAGCTAAATTTTCTAAATTAACTTCTTTTCTATCAGCATCCCAAAATTTATCTTGTACAAATTCTGGTTTATCGTTTACAGTTTGCTCTTGTGCTTCTGTGGCGATTGGTGCTGTTGCATTATCATCTACCATCTTTTTCTCCTTTTTTTATTCTTGTTTGTATTACAGCTGTTAGAAATCTCATTCCTTCTAAATGAAATAATTTATTACTGTCTATATTAGGACCAGCAACTGCTTCAGTTGTAATTGATTTAATATACTCAAGAATTTTTTTTCCTTCATCACCCTTGAATACACCTGCAAAAGTTTTATTAAGATTACGTTCTTCTTCTTCACTTCTAACGTAACCATCAATAGATTTTGCAGGAATTGGTCTTTTTTCTTTAAGTCCATCCCAGCTCATTATTGTGGTATTTCTCCTTCTTTGGGAGCAGTTTGTAACTGACTAATCTGTTGTACTATTTGTCTTTGTTCTTCTTCATCACGAATAAGTTTTTCAGGCAAATTCATTTTCTCAGCTAGATACTTAGCAGTTTCATTTTGATTAACAATAACATTAATCATTTGTGGGCCAAAAGTACCTGCAATAATTTCGTTAAATCTATTTACATCAGAAACATCTTGCATATGTTGAGCTTGAGCTAATGGTGATCTAGCTCCTATTTTAACTTCTCTACCATTAACTTTAGGTAATTCTATTCTACCTTGTTTAGATAATATTCTAATAATTCTTTTTAATAATGGATGTATAAATTCAGATTGTAGTCTTCCAAAAGAAGAACCTATCTGTCTTGATAAATCTGCCATTCTTTCAGAAACTTCTGTTGCTGTCATTGGAGTTCCTTCTGGTCTTCCAAGAGCTTCCATGTATAAAGCTTTTTTAATATTCTGCCTCATATCATTTAATACTAATTGAGCTACATCAAAGTTAGATGCAGATTGAATTGCATTTAATCCTCTTGATCCTGGAGCTACTGGTATTAAAGATCCAGGTACTAACGCTATGTTGTCTGGATTAATTACTCCATCATCTTCATAAGTATAAACTCCAGATACTGACATCTGTGCATTTTGTAATATTAACTCAACAGTTAAGTTGCAAGTTTTGATAGCTCCCATTGCATTAAATACTGGGCCTCTACCATAAACTTCACCAGACGCTTTATTCCATCTAAATACTAAATAAGGATTAGATCCTTCTCCAGTATATTCTTCTTCAAATATAACTGCTTTAGGATTATCTAATACTACACAATATTTATATTTTTCTTCATTGTCTTGATAAATTTTATATACAGCTTCTATAATTGTTAATTCTTTTTTTTGTTGAAGCAAATCAAAATTTTCAGGCATTATAGCTTTAGGATATAAAACTTTAATGTGTTCTGGTTTTACTTTTCTAGTTCTATATACTGTATCAATTTTTCCATCTGGGCCATTTAACAAACATACTTTAGGTAATGGTACAGCTGTAAATTTTACAGGATTAACAGCATCACCTTCTTCAACTAACATACATCCAGTACCAACAGCAAGATCCATAAATGCTTCGTGTACTTCTTGATTAAAGTTTGAGTTTTGTAATACTTCAAAAACGTATTCTGTAATTTTATCTAACTGTAAATTAACTTGTGATTTTTGTTCTTCTGGTATTTCAACACCTGCTTGAAAGTCTGCCCATCTTGCAAATGTAGGTACGATACCAGATTGTAATCTTGATGCAAATTCTTGTACACCGACTACAGCAGTTTCATCAAAAATTTTATCAGTTCTTCTTTGTCCTGGCGACTCATCATAAAAAGATTCTCTATTAGGTAAACAGTACTCATAAGCTTCTTCAAACTTTTCTCTCCAATGATCTTTAACAGATACAGCTTCTTTGTATTTTTCTAAAATAGCATTTGCTTTATCTGATGTGTTAACTACTGGTGTATCGTCTATTGTATAATCCATTATTTTTTATTCCATTTGTTTTTAAGTTTTACAATATAAATTTTTATTTTTAAAATTATTTTATCTATATATTTCTTCATCTAAATCTCTTAGTTTTCGCTGCGATACTTTTTGGTTGTTTAACAAATTGTTTTCCTTTTTTATTTCCACGTGCTTTAGCTGAGTTAGTCGCTGATTTTTCTTTAGCCGTAAGAGCTTTCCAAGCTTTCTTAGGTAAATATCTTCGTTTGCCTTCTGATTTTTTACCACTACTTGTTTGCCATTTTTGTTTTCCCCATTTACTAAGTTTGTTTGATGAAGACTTAGATCCTCTATAGCCTCCACCTGCTTTCTTATAAATCTTTGTAGCAAGTTGCATAGCCCTAGCACTGTGTTTGCCCCCCATTTTTGCTTTAGCTTGAGCTTTAGCTCTTGCCCATAAAGCAGGTTTAGTTTTTTTTGCAACAGCCATTAAGCTTTTTTCTTATTGTTGTTTGCAAAACTTCTTGCTGCAGCCACACTACCAAAGCCCCAAGCTTTTAATGCTAAAGCTTTTCTAGTTGGTCTGCCTTTACTATCCTTCATTGGTCCTTTCATTCCTGCAAACCTTGCAGCAAAAGAAACCCTTCTAGGATTCTTACCTTTTTTAACTGGTGCTTTTAAGTTAGATCCATCTTTACGTTTAAAGAAAGCTCTACCTCTAGCATTCAGTCCACCTTTAGGATTCTGATAAACCTTTGCTACCATTACCCAAAGAAACCTCTACCACCTGCTTGACCAAATAATGATCTAGAACCAATAATTCCTTTAGCAACTTTACTACTATAAGTTTCTTGTTGTTTTTTTAAATCAGCAGCTCTTGCTTCTTCAGCTTTTCTTGCTTCTGCAATTGCAGGATCTGCTTTTGGTGGTGGTGGTGCTTTTGGTTTAAATATTGAACCCATTATAACTCCTCGTCATCCATATCATCAAAATCATAAGAAGTTAACGAACCCATATTAGCTTCCATTTCTCTTAACAGATCATCTTCTTGATCATGTAAATCTCTCATTTCATCAATGATTTCTTGTACAGATTTTTGTTTCTTTTTAATTTTTGACATTTGGATCCTTACTTTTTTCATTAAATGACTTATATCCTGCTTTTATCAACGCACAATAAAGTTGATAAGGAGTTAGGATATACCATTTATAAAATCCTATTAAACGCATTATAAAAGAAACGCAGGTCATATCTTTAATTCTAAAGAGCTGCCATTGTTCTTTTTCTGGACATCTTAATACTTCATAGTCTTTTAAATAGAATAACATATCTTCAAGTTCTTTTGGACTTAATAAACTATGTTTTATTCCTGCGTGTGTATATTCTAAATGAATCCATAAATTTTTTTCTGGATCAAAATTTAATGCACCACAATGTTTAAAACCTTTTTTTAAAAACTGTAGCCATTCTGGATAAGGATATTCATCTGCTTCGTAGAAATATACTAACCATTCCTTTTGAATATGTCCCATACTTTCCTTTTGCTTACACCTGGTTTTTGAAATACATCCCATTGTTTCTTAGCAACAGTTGGCTGTGTTTGTATTTTACCAGACATCATTGTTCTACCTTCACCAGCTCCCATCATTAAATATTGTAAAGCATCATGAACGTGAGAGTATCTATTCTTTAATGGTTTCTCATCATATCTATCTCCAGATACTTGTAGTCTTCTATAATGATAACCACCATTAAAACCTTTTTTAAGATTGATACAATCAGTACTCATATTAAATCCTGGTGATCCATCTACTAATCTTGCAAGTGTAGAATCAACAGCTTCTATTCTTAAAGCAACATCATTAGATGGTGCAGGTATAGCTTTTAGTCCACAGTTTCTCATAATTTGGAATGGTGTTCTTTCATCTGTTTGAGATCTAAAATCTCCAGCAGGATCTCCATAGATCATAACTTCATATCCTTTATATAATTTTGCAATCTCTCCTCTCAGTAATTCTGAGAATCTTATTACACCCATTTCAAAACAAACAAGTTCATTAATAATATTCCATTTACCTGTTGTAGTTCTTTGACCAAAAACAGCAGCAGGAGTTAATCCAAAGTCAACTCCAATCCATATTGGTTGTCCTGGTATTAAATCTATTTTATTTTTTGTAATGTGTAATTCTTCTTTGAAGCTGTGATATACAGGTTTACCTTCTTCAATAGATCCTAGTTTATTTAAAACATAAACATCTATCCATCCTTTTGTTTTACCTCTAATAATATTTTCATAATATTTTGGGGTTAGGTTTTTTTTATTTTCTGATTTATTGTTATCTTCATATCCTTTTATAAACCCATCAGATCCTTTGTTTTCTAGCAAAGCAGGGGGTTGTGTATAAAAACTCCAGTTGTCTGGTTTGATTAACATTAAAGCTTCATCTCGAGAGATGTGATCTGGTACAGGTACATCTGCTGCCATGATCGGCCACCAGTGATCTTCTTCTGGTGCATTGGTATCAGCTATAACTCCATACCAACTAGCCCCACCTTCTCTCATACTAGGAAATCTTCCTACCCTCATAGTACAAGCATCTATAATTGATTTGGGTATTTCTCTTGCTTCATTAACCCAAACGCCAGTCAATTCTAATGATAGTAATTTCTTAACATCTTCTGGTCTATCAAGAGCTAAAAAGATAACTTCTACATCAAGTTCACCAACTAAGATTCTATGAGTATAAGGAACACTCCAGGCGAAGTTACCCCAAGTATCTTCTGGAAACCAATCTAACCATGTTTTGATTGTTGTAGTTCTAAGCTGTGGATTTGTATTTCTAATTACAGCCCATCTAGATTTTCTTTTACCTTCTGCATTTTTTTTTTGTAATAAAGCTCGTCTAAATATTTCAATACAACACGCTACCGATTTTCCAGAACCTACTGGACCACGCAGTCCTCTAAAGAAGTCTTCTGACTTCATAAACTTTTTTAGAGTATCGCCTTCTGGTTTGTATTTAAAATTAATCGACATTTACACCAACATTTGCTTTTAACAGATTGTATATTGTTTCTTCACCAAAAGCTTCTACAAGTTTATCAGCTTCATAGTCTGTTATCATATGTGTTGGGTAATTTTTTAAATGTACTTTTTTAACAATAGTTCTTAATCTATTTCTATCTTTTAAACTTAAATTATTGAGGAACGACATTTTAATTGTTCTACCCTTTCTAATACTATTTTCAAGATTTCTTCTTCTTTACCATACTTAGCTTCAAATTCTTTCTTAGCCATGTGTATAGAGAAGTTTCCTTGATGATGGTCATGACATAACGGAATTACGTGGAAGTGGCTTGTACGTCTTCCTATGCCAGTTCCAGGGGGTCTTATATGATGTAGGTTAGCTGGTCTTTCGCAAACATAGCAGCCAAGCTCAGCCACCCACCTCATATGCTCTTTTTCTTTCTTTGTCGCCATTACTTCTTTTTCATTTTAGCAATGATCTTTTTTTTCAGAGCTTCTGGTAATGATTTCTGTTTTCCTGTTAACTTGCTTTTTGCAGCAGGTCTTCCTCTTTTTGAACCGTAGGTTCCTTTTCCGTAGGGCATTGTTCCTCCATTACTTGTTCGTATGTTGATCTGCATCCATCTGGTGTTGCAGCACTTGCCATCTGTATTGCTTGTATATCATTTTCGGCTGAATATACAATCTCTCTTTTGAGAGTGTCATCTTGCCATATATTAACTTTGTAATTCATGTTCTCTCCTTTGTTTGTTGGAAGGAAGAACCTTATAGAACTAAAAAAAATTTTGAAACGCACTTAGCAATGCTAACGCCCTTGCCCTTTGTACCTTGTAAGTTTCTTTTGGAGTTTTTTTGATTTGTTCAGACTCTTTGTATGAACGCCCTTTCTTTTCTTAGGCTTATCTCGTGGTATAAAATGTGTGAACTTCTGTTTTGCCATGTGTACCTTTTTGAACCCTGTTGTCCGTGATAGTCGCCTCGTCAGCTATGGCTGATGATTTTTGCCCCCACCCTCCGACTCTGCTAGTCGTAGATGTGTGGGTGCATACCAACGCCTCACGTTAAATCAATATTAATCTTAATATCCCCCTGTATGTTGTGAGATACCTTATCTGGTGCTCTCAACCCTACTCTATCGAGAATATCTCTACTAGCTTCTAGTTGAACGTATTCACTCCTTGCCCCTGTGGATAGCTCGATAAGTCTTTTACTCGCACTTACTGCACCAAGTCCAAGAGTTTGTGCAACACGCTGTTGCATATACTGTTGTACCTTTGGTAAACGTAGTGTGCGAGAAGCACTTACTCTCGCTGAATCTTTACTAACATTCGTTGAATATCCTGCTGTTTTAGCAGCTTCTGTTATACTACACCCAGTAGCTACGATTGTATCTACTAAGGCTCGTTGTTTCTCTGTAAGATCGTCTTTCATAACACTTATTTATTCTACCCTTATAGGTACGTAGATATTTAATTTCATTGTGTCAAGAGAAATAACAGTACTTTAGTGGTATTGGAAACTCACATAACTATATCTTGTATGGCGACTTACAGGCTCTAGTGCTAAAGCACCCAAGCCCTTCGGTCTTGTCCCTAAAGGGTAACGATCCTGGTCGCATTGATCAATCCTCTGGATTGCTCTAATAGAGTTGCCAAAGGCAACGCTTACAACCCCATACGCAATTTTCTAAAGAAACCGTTCGCTGTTGCTCACTATTGCTATGGGTCCCCCCCACACACGTGGATTAATGTGCTTGTATCATGAGTTTGCCTTAATGAACAGTGCAAGGGACATCAACGCCTCACCTAAAGGTGATTCCCCTTCGGGTGCGTTGTGTCGCACTGTATCATTAAGCTTTGCCTCATGATGACTGCACACCTTAACCACATGCGTTATGCCATGTCGGTTATAAAGTAAACGATAACAGAAAGGTTACAATGGAGTACGTTAAATACTATGAGTTGATAACAGATGAACACGATAGAAAAAGAGTTGTTGAGTTATCAATGTTGAAGGAAGAAGCTATAGTGAAAGCTGACTATGATAAAGTTAGTGAAATAGATAGCGAAATAAATAATATAACTAAAGGAGTTAGATATGATGGGTAGTGAATTAAATCAACAAGATTATTCAGATAGTAGATTAGATGACATGCAAGATGTATTAGATTGTGTTGATATGAAAGCTGGTGTTACTGGCTTTTTCAATACAGTTATATCACCATTTGCTGATCATCCAGACTGGTCTATGTTGGCTGAATGGAATGCTAATAGTATTATTGGTGTATTCCAAAGACATCATGAACAATGTATCAAAAGTCTAGATAAGACAAAAGATCTTATGCAGACTGCGTTACGAGAAGATGTTGGTAATGAGATCACAAAACTAAATGTTGACAAGTTAATCTTTAGACGTGATGCTCAAGAAGTTAATATCAAAAGAGCTGAGTCTATATTGAATGAGTTTCTTCTATGTTATGAAACTACCTTTGGTAAGAAGTTTATGCCTCAAAGCAAAGCTCCTGTCAAAGATGTGACTAAGCAGATGAAAGAATACAATATGACTAGACTAAAAGAAGCTCTAGGTAAGTAATAATAAACAATTAAACCCGGTACTCTTAACAGGGTACTGGGTTTTTTTTATCGTTACAGCC